GTCCAAGGTAGTACCTGTCTGTTTGCGACAAGAACGGTAACATCGCGTTCGCCGTCGCAAGGTACACCGTTTGTGCATTTACCGTAGTGGGCACATAAGGTATCCAGTAACTTTCCACGCCCGCATGGCCACCATCGAGCTCGTAGCCCGCCCCCATATCCCGCTCAGTATGCGTATAAGTATCTGGTTCCCAGGCATACTCATCGATAAGTTTGCCGCCATCCCCAGAGGTACGAGCAGTTTCCCCCGCGCCCAGCGGCATACCAGTGCCATCACCGGTTGTGTCGGCTGTTTGGCTAGGGTCGCCGCCACCCGCGCTAGGGCCTACGAAGTCCTCGCCATACCATTGTAGATATTGCTCTGCTACGTCAAACACATCCGCGCCCCAGCCATACTGAGCCATGGCGCCTTCCTCACCTAGGGCCGCCGCCTCACGAACAATAAAGGCCATGTTCTGTAATTCGTCCCATCGCCCCTCAAGCAAGTTGGGGTCATATGTTTGAGGTGGAATGTCTCTCACTTCACCATGTGGATTGGCTTGCCCTGATTTCCAAACATTATCTTCGTACCACTGCCAACCCGCTGCTTTTTGCGCGTCTACGAAATCCTGCGCAGAAGCAAAGCCCCCGGTCGGCCCCCCGCCAGCGCGTTGCCCGGTGTCGGGGTCGGTTGGGTCATCTGTACCACCGACCACAGAATCGTCTTCCCCGGGGCCTAAGTCGCCCTCCTCGGTTGCACCAGGGTCATCCTCGTCCCCAACATCCGCGGCCCCAAGATTGTCGCCGTACAGGTCTTCGTTGAACCAGTATGGCACCGGGTCATCCTCGTCCCCAACATCCGCGGCCCCAAGATTGTCGCCGTACAGGTCTTCGTTGAACCAGTATGGCACCGGGTCATCCTCGTCGGGGTCGGGTACAGGCTGGTCCCCAACATCTCCCGAGGGGCTTCGTGTAGCCCCTGCTGGGAGTGCTGCTGACCTGATAAAAATCCGCTGACCAGGGTAGATTAACCCCATGTCAGAAATATTAGCATAGCCAGCGTTTTGACCCTGATTTTTGGCCATAATGTCGTTAACAGTTGTGCCATGACTCTGGGCGATATCCCAAAGGGTATCACCCGCCTTCACCAGGTGCGACTCCGCGGGTGTAATAGTAACGCTGGGGTTAGGCAATCCACCCTCGCTCCCCGGCGTAGCCCCCGGCATCCCCGTTGGGCCTTGCGGATGCCCCCAGGGGTCAGGTGGCATCNCGTTACCTGCTACACCGGAGGGCGGGAAAGGAATCCCCCGCGCCTTAATCTTGAATCCCGTAGAGGGATTCCCTCTAAAACCTTTTCTGCTTCTTAGTCTAGCCATGATTAAACTCCTAGTCTCGGGGTCCCACTCATAAGGGACATCCACTCATTTGCCTCGCCAGCACCGTATGTATTTTCCATCCACTTACGCCGCGCAGGGGTCATAGCTTTATACATCGTCTTCTCCCGCGGATAACGGTTCATAACATTACGCCACTGCTTATCCGCATCGTCTCCAAGACCGTGCCACAATTTCATGACCTTAAACTGTCGGTTATCCAAACCACCACTATTTGCCATTATGCTCCTCCAGTCATGGGCACACCGCCCATTGCTTGAGCTACTCTAAATACTTCCTCGCTCGGCTCTTGCCCCGGAGGCGCCAAACCGCGCTCTTGTTGTGTTACTTCTCCCCTTCTCGACGTAGGAAGACCCGGAGACTGCTCTGGCTTCGGCCCTCCTGGGGCGGGCCCTGGGGGACCACCACCGCCGGGCTGCCCTCCAGCCTCTAGTTTCTGCAGCACCGCCGCCGCCGCAGGGTCACCCTCCTCCGCAAGTTCCCGGAATAGGGACGTCATCTGATACTCCACCATCATCGGGTGACGCCGGGCCATATCCCGTAAGATTTTTGTAGTCTCCTGGTCCGGCTGCTGTATCCCGAGGTACTTCTCCATCCGGGTCTCTGCCGACAGGGTATCCTTCGTCTGGGTAGCCATCGCCACCTTCCGCACTTCATCATTCGGGAACTGTGGCTTCAGCTGGAAATTTACACGAAAACCCACTGTGTCTTCTCCTGTAAGTTCCTGGCTATAGGGGGCTCCCGCCTTATCACCATAAACCTCCACGGTATACTGCGGAGAGAAATTCCGCAAGAGAGTAAGGGATTTCCGAGCCCAAATAGACATGCTCCGCTCCTGTTGTCTCTGCGGCTGTGTCAGACGAATACGACCAGCATCGCCCTGTTGTGAAAGGGCATAACCAGAACCCGAACCAGTCCCCTCTCCGTACATCACTGCCGGGAAGGACGCATCCGCAATTTCACTGGACACCATCGCCAACTGTTCCTTGAAGTCCGGGGGTGTACCAGGCCACACAGGAAAGGCAATATCCTCTCCCTCGTTCAGTTGCACAACATCCCCGAAAGCGGCATCCACTTTCACCGGGCGACCATCACGCGTGCGGGCAATCAGCGGCATGTTTGCAAACACATTCAGTAACCGCGTCTGCCGGTTCACCCTCCATTCCAGTTCCTCCACCATTTGAGTAACCGGCCGCAAAATAGAGTGCCCCCAGTCCTCGGGGTTTACGTGGCCGATGGGTTTATAAAACATCATAGTGATAGGAATATCATTATATCCATCCATAATCCGCGGCCCATCCATAAGGCGGTTATCATACAAGGTCGCGTTCTCTATCGCCCAACTACCATCCGGGAGCTGTACCTCTCCCCAGTAATCAATAAAGTCACCCTTCTTGGTTTCCTTCTGTTTCTTGCTCATGGAGTTATATTTCTCCATCGGGCCATACTCGCGTTCCATATCCTCGATGGTTCTCTCAATGGCGTAAAAGACATATTTCCACCTACCGAGCTTTCCGCCCGGCTCAGGAAACAAATACTTTGCAGGCAACACATTCACACAAATAGGAAGCTGGTCATATACCGCCCGCTGGTTCCCTTCCTCGTCCGCCTCCACCTTAAGCGAGGCATCAAAGCTGTTGTCCCATATAGTTTTCAGGCCCACCGCCCCATCGCGCACCTGATAAAAGGTCCAGTCATACCTGAGGTCAGTTTCCTGTCGCTCGGAATTAATATAAATGACACCATCGAGGAACTGTTCCACAAGACTAGCCTGCTTACGGATAGTCTCACTTTCTTCCGGGGAAACCGCCTGGATAGTCAGCTCATTCGCCGTAAGGACACCCACCGCGAGGTCCACGATATTGGTCCCCTTAGTAAGCGTAATGCGCCGCTCCCCCGTTCTAGGGGAATCATTATAGTGCTCTAGGTCATAGAACCTTTCATATTCTTTAATACGAGAGTGCCATTTACTACATTTAGCCTTAGCACGATAAAACTTCTCGAGAATATCTGATTCCCTCTGCATTTGGCCGTCAGGCATAATTGCTCCTATTGTACAACATTATCCCCTTATACTCCATACCGATGCCCATAATGGGCCATCCATTCCTCTTTTGGCATATCCTTCATATACTCCGGTTTGTTCTCAAAACCAACATCGGCCTCCTCCTTCCTTTGCTCTTCCTCCATCTTATGCGGATTCTCTTCTGCCCACTCTTCAACGTCCTCTACATATTCTGGGGCTGCTCGCCTCTTTCTGGCCTTTTCTGCTTCATCTTGCTGCTCCTGCCAACGCTGATGAACCGTTTGCGGCTTTGCCTGTGCCTGTGCCGCTGCCGCCGCAGGGCCCTGGTCAGCTACCTGCTGCGCGTAAGCTTCCGCCTGTGCCGCTGCCGCCGCAGGGCCCTGGTCAGCTACCTGCTGCGCGTAAGCTTCCGCCTGTGCCGCTGCCGCCCATGACCCACCTTTAACCCTAGAGACGTCAAGACCTGCTTGAGCAAAAGCTACGCCCTCTTCCCAAGAACTAAAGCCCCTTTCGTAAATATCAGATAGGTCGCGCCCCATAAATTGTGAGGGTGTGGCTCCCGTTCTTGCAGAATAGCTCGATGATAGTGGTTTCGTAAAAGCACCAGTAGCCTCAGTGGCCGAGGCGAGCTTATCTTGCAATTGACCAAACTCAAAATCCCTCGCAGTTTGACCTGTTTCCCAGTCAAAGGGCGCACTCATTTGGTCATCCAATGGTTTCCCAAACATCCAGCTTATGCCGGGGCCAGCGCCAGTCGTGTGTTTGGAAATTTCGTCGTCCCCCACAGTGT